CAATCTCGGTCGTCCAATAGGCGTCCCGTTCGGCAGCAGCGGATTGCCTGATATCGGCAAACATCCCGTTCAGCTTTTCCATTCCGCGATTGAAGCTGTAACAGCCCGCAAAAATCAGAAGGGCAAGATCAGGACCGGCAAGAACACCTTCGAGAAAACCGGCGCGACCGCCTTCATAAGCCACGCCGGTATCATGGTGTTTCTCCCGAAGCAGAGTTCGGGTCGTCGCGAGGATCGTAGCCGAAAGGGGAAGGCGAAGGCGGTGCGGATGGCGGGAAAGAGGCTTGCGAGGAGGCAAAGTCGAGGCTTCCGGCGAAACGATGCACCCCGAGAAGAGCGGCAATCAGGATCATCATGGATGGAACCACGGTGCCCGCGAGTGAAACTGCCAGCTCGCTGCCGTTCGCGCCTTTCCAGACCAGATAAATGACGATGAGCCACGCGAGCCAGAAGGAGGCCCAAATCTGGCGTTTGGACATGCGATAAGTCGGTTTTGCTTTCACGGATTATGCCTCGTTACGGGAGATCGGCGCGCCAGTCGCGGACAACTGGACACGACCGGGAACAGGCGCTTCAGCCGATTTCGGCCAGCGCGAGGCGACAAGCCTGCTTTTCTCGATGCGAGTGATAGAGACCGAATTGTTCTGGTTGCCGCCGAGAACATAATAATGGGTGCGGTCTTCACCGACATAGAAGCCGACATGACCGCCACCCGGACGCTTGAAGACGAGGATTGCGCCGACGCAAACGGGCACGTCGCGTCCGAAGGTGGACCAGTTCAGGGCGCCAAGGGGATTGGATGGCAAAAATTCACCGGGCAGCGGTGTGGAAATCCAGTTCGCCACAGCCAGACCGCACCACGGAATATCGTCGTCGGTGTAATAACCCGCGATCCAGCCGCCGAGCTTTTTGGCCCAACCGATAATGACGGGATTGGATTTCGGGCCTGCAATTTCCTTCAGGCCCATGTAACGGCGGGCTTCACGCATCCAGACCGGCTCTACCGGCTGCTTCGGCGCTTCGACCTTTACCATCGAAAGCCCCGGCTGCTTGCGCAACGCTTCGACCGTGGCGGCATCCGCCTTGCCCGTTTCAGGCAGCTTTTCTGCGAACTGGAGTTTCTTGATGGCGTCGATGACGGCGCGGCCGTGCGCGCCATCAATGCTCCCCGCATAAGCGCCGTGAAGTCGCAAGCGCCAGATCAACCATTGATCAAAATTCATAAGCATCCCCTGTCAGTCAGGGGAACTTACGTCCGGGCGACAGGGCAAGTGTGAAGAAGACAGTTCCGGTCGTTAGGAAAACAGGTCCGGTTCCTCAGGGAGATTTTCGTTTGCTACCTCGCGAACCCAACGCTGGGAAATGCCAAGCATACGGGCAATCTCTGCGCGGTTCTTGCCTTGACGAACGAGTTCCAGCACGTCGCTGCGAACCGATCTGCGGGGCCTTCCATGCGGGATATAAATGAAATCACCGCCAAGATAGTCACATACCGCTTTTCCGTCCTCTTTGCCAAGAGCGACAATGATGGGGTGGTCATCAGCGGGGAATTTCGGAAACTTGCGTTCCGTTCCGCCAAAATGCGCAATCAGCTTCAGGGCTATGCCGACACCCAAAGTATCGGCCAAGTCCTGAAGGCTTTCGGGCAGGTTTTTGACGGAGGAAATAGCCATGTCAGCCACGGGCCTCCATGGCTTTCAGGGCGTCAATAATGGGATTGGCCTGATCGAACGTTAGAAAATCTGGATCATCGACGCCTGAGCGCTTCTTGACGAACGTGCGCAATGCCTGCCGGGAACCATCTTCGATAACGCCCTTACGGTGGCACGATTTCCAGAGTGCATGGACAAGCCTGATATATGGCTTGGACGCCAGCGGCAGTTTCTTCGATGTCGGCTTGACCTTGAAGCCGAGCCGTTTCAGTTCATCGACTACGGCAAGGCGCTGGCCTTCTGTCATGCTGCGCAAGGAAGCGGATTTCCCGACACGAAGCAGCAGGGCGCGATAATCGGTCTCTTCCATCCCGAGCTGCTGACGGGCGATGTTGATAACGGCCATCGTGTTCATGCCGCATTGCTCACTTTTTGATTGTTCTGATAGATTGCGGCCGCAGATATGATCAGGGGGCTGATTTGAGTAAGTTTTTCGTGCGGTGGTGGCCCGAGGCGGCGGCGCTGGTTTTGCTGGCTGTATGCCTGACGGCAGTTTACTTCTTCGCAGCGGCCAATCGATACGGCAACTTTCTCTATCACTATCAGACGCTTATCACTGGTATTTTGGCTGTCGCCGCAGCGTTCATAACCGTTCGACAAATGATCTTCACCGAACGGGAACAAGGAGTACGACACCAACAGTCTCTGTCGTTTGCAATGAGAAGTGAACTTCGCAGTATCGACAGGGGTTTGAGGCCAGCGTTGGCTAGAATGCGAAAACTTCAGGTTGATCTCGCTGAAGTCATCTTTGACTACTCGCAAGATACCGCACCCGGAGACCCTAAATGGAGATGGTACACTCACGTGGCGGAGAAACTTCTTTATGTCGTGAGCGAGCTTCAGGCGCTCATTGAAAGCGACCCGTTTACCAAGGCTTCGGACCACTTCAGCGGAACGTCTATCTGGACGCTGCAAGTGGTCAAGGCGCACTGCGCAGCCATGCGTGAAAACCTGAGATATCACATTCAAATGACCGACCCTGCTCAGGGGAGCTCTAGTGATACAGAATTCTACGCGGCTGTCATTTGGGATGAAGCCGGAGACCACAAGGTCGAACAAGCGTTCGAATTTCGCGATAAGTTTAGCCAGTTCCTTTGGGAACTGGAAAAAGATGCTGCCGAGTTTGACGTTTTGAAGCAGAAGTTTGGAACTATTCACTGATCAATCTCCACATTTTGAACCCGGGAAAGTGACACTGAGGAGAAAAACACTGGCGTAAACACGCGGGCATAGACGAATTCGATTGTCATGCCTTGCTGTTCGGCAGCAGTCCAACGGGCGTCACGGCTTTCAGCGTCGGTGAAAACGGAGGCAATTGCCTCCGCTTTCGTGCCCCGGAAGCTATGCGGCAAAAGCGTTCCTTCGGGGCTGCAAAGAGCATACCCCTGCGCGAAGGATGACTGGAGAGTGCGATCAGAACTCATTCGCACCCCCCATTTCCGCGGAAAGCCGCGCAGCGACCGGGTGCTGTCGCGAAGCATTCGCTATTGCCACACGGTCCCGGCCTGCATCAGTCAAGGCATAGCGAAAGCTGTTTTCGGCAATGCGGTCTATGCGGACATAGCCGGTCGGTTCCATGCGTCGGCAAGCCGCTGCGCAAGACGGCCCAAGCGATCCAGCAAGAAAGCTATCCGTTTTCGGATATTTTCCGTGCAGCCCGTAAAGCCGCTCCAACGTTTTGCGCTCAAGTCGAGTGAGGGCGATAAATGTCATACTGCACCTTACTGAACGGTGGAAATTTCAAGCTCGACTGGCTCGATTGCGAATACTTCGCCCTCTGATTTGATCGTGACGCCCGCGACTTTGCGCGCCGTGTCAGGGTCGTTCAGCATGGCTTCCTTGTTGATTTCTTCCTTCTCGCGGATGAAAGCCTTCAGGCCGAGAGACTTGATAGCCTCAAGAACGGCTTCAGCACCACGTATGGAAACGCTGGCAGGCAGGGAGCGCCATCGGACGCTGCCCGTACCAAAGTCATGGAATTTCACCTTGTCGTTATTGGTGAGGATCATGCGATTGGCTTCGCACCATGCCTGCACACCGCGCTCGTGCTCCGCCAACTCTTCGGCCATCATGGCGGTATCGGTTTCGAACCTCTCACCGATGAGCCTGATAGCTTCTTCGGCCTTTGCCTTCTGCGCGTGAATGGCGCGGCGAAGGGTGCCGATGCGGCCAACGGCCCATATCGCGTCCTGACGGCTCTGCGGCACGCGAGAAATGGCCTTGGGTTTGCTTTTCTTTGCAGATTTCATGCTGGTATTTCCTTGTATCAGGCGGTTTCGTTGGGATTGTTGGAAGGATTGGCCTTGCGGGCACTGGCGAAGGCGGAAAGGGAAACCACCTTCTCCGAAAGCAGCGGACGCAGATCGACCGGCGCGGTGGCCACCGAGTGGATCGCCGCCTCCATGTCTTTCGCCTGCGCCTCACAGGACGAAAGAAGGCTGGCGACAACCCCGGCGGCGTCGGGCGGTAACGACGCGCCACCGTTCTCGTGTGCCTTCAGGTGAATTCGCAGGAGTGACAGGAGAGCCGAGAGCTTCAGCATCTTTGGGTTCCTTTCATTGGTCGGAAACAATGGCGATGGAAGAAAGAAGCTGACCGTTGAGCGGTACATGCGGACGTCCGGTCAGGTATTCGATGGTCATTTCCATGTGCTTTGCCTCCATCTCCATGAGGCGCAGCGTTAGAAAAAGCTCCGGGGCGTCCAGCCCGTTAACGAGCGGCAATAATCGGTCGCGCAACTGCGCGGCGGCGTCAGACAGCATTTGCGGCCTCCGGCTTCTTCTGGTTTTCGGGGTTTTGTGGGCACGATCTGCATGCCAGCCACTGTTTGAGCTTGGCGGGGTCGCTCTTTGCCATCGGGGCTTCGCGGTGGCTTTCGCAGGTGCCGGGAGTGATCGCATCACGAACATGCGGGCACCAAACCTGCTGCCCGTAGAGCGCCATGACCTTGTGCGCGATCTTCGCCTGCACCTTGTTCATGCCTGCGCTGTATTTCCCGGCGCAGAGCAACGATATCGCGGTGCGGGACACGCCCAACTCGTCACCGATGTCCTTTTTGCTGCGCTTGGGTTTGGCAGCTTCAGCACGAAGAACATTCAGCCAGGTGGGATCAACAAGAGGCATCAGGCTTGCTTGGCGCATGGCACGTCCTCTTTCGTGTTAGGATCGTGAACCACGCCAAGTTTCTCGCGATAAAAAGGCGCTCTGAGGCCGGTGTTTTTGATCAAGCGATACCGCTTCGGGCCGTAGCTTCGCCCGAGGACGGACTTTTCCCTTTTCGGCATTTCGACGATGTAACCAGCCTCAACGAGGTGGCGCAGATATCTGCGCGCAGCGGCTTCTGGATGCCGGATCGGCCAATTCACGACCATGGTAATTTCGTGGGCGGTGAACGAGCCGGACATCCGGATGCAGGACCAGAAGCGCTGGTTGAAGTTATCCGCAGGTATCTGCCGGATGGATGCATGGGAGGAGACGAGCGCCAGAGCGCCCGTCCGTTTTGCTTTCACACCAGTTTTCGTGAGTTGATAGCAGCCAGCTCTTCGTCGCTCGACAAAACCATGCTCCACCAATTTTCCGAGTGCTATGGCGACGACATAATTTTGCAGACCGAATTGCTCTGCGAGAACGTCCAGCTTCAGGCAGACCTTCTCTGGAAAATTCTGCAGGATATGTTCGTAGTGTTTTGCGTACCGGTCCCGCTCCATCAGGCCAACTCCGGAACTAGGATGGGGCGATTGGTGCGCCGGTCATTCAAGATCGTCTGACCGGCCATATCGGTCATCGTGACGCCCTTCGGCCCGAGATCGGCGCGACGGCCGAATTTCTCGATATTGGCGATGGCTTCCAAGACCTCGCGATTGAAACCTTGCGAGACCTTCAGCACGAAATCCACGAGGCAATCCGCGACCTCGACCTCGCATTTCCGGTCCATCAGCAGCCGGATATCTTCACGGCTTGCCTTCTGGAATTTGACGCGCTGGCTGATACGGCTCGAAATCTGTGGGAACCGGGCGATATTATCGTTGATCCGGCCCATGCCGACCAAGATGACAGGCAATTCCAGCATGTCGGAAATGTCGCGGACGGTCTCCAGCAGAGACGCCTTGCTGGAGATATGATCTGCCTCGTCAATAACGAGACCGAAGGTCCGGCCCGCCATCTGCGCGGACGAATGGCGGCTGCCAAGTTCGCGCAGGATCGTTTCATACTTCTTTTCTATGCTGTGCGGGGGGCGAACCGGCAGCGCTTCCAGCAGTTCATTCATGAACCAGCCGGGTTTCCATTCCTGTTTGGCCCGGAGATATACCCATCCGCTTTGGGCTACCCAATATTTCAGCGTCGTGGTCTTTCCCAGACCGGGTTCGCCATCAACAACGCCAAGGCACGCCTCCTGTGCCCCGCGATCTTCCAGAGCAACCAACGCCGAAAGAAGGCGTTTTACGTTGCTGGTCTCGACAAATACGTTTTTCATGCGTAGTTCTTCCTCGTGTGTTGGTGTCAGGCGACGGCGCGGAGGACGTTTCGAAGGGCTTCCACGTCGATGCCTGACATTCTGAACAGCTCTCGTGCGACTTGCTGCTGGAGGCAGCGACGCAATACATCCGCCTGACGAGCTGTGATTTTTTCCGGATTTTCTAACGCCCACGCAGCAAGAGCTTCGTCTGTTGCAAAGGTCTGAGTACGGGTGGCTTCAACAGCTCCGGTGGCTGCTGGAACGGTTTCACCGTCACTGGTGACAAGCACCGGACCGGTTGGCACTGGCGCTGGTTCATGGTCGATGATCGGCATGAAGGTTTGGATCGAGGCGTCGATAAAGCTGCCGGGTGACAGCTCCGCTTCGACTTCTGCTAGATGATCTTTCAGGCGACGGGCGCGGGCGTTTGCGCGCTTCTCCATCGCTGCCCGCTCCATCGTAAGCGGAATGTACCGCTCCTCGTTGCCTGCGAAGATTGCCACGCAGATCAGCCGGCCCATAAGCTCTTCGCCTGATTTTCGGTCGATCTCGCGGACCCAAACCTTGCTGGCGTCGTGGATATCGTAGCCAACCAGCACGTATTCCCCGTGGAACTCTTCCAGCGCCAGATTGAAATAGGTGTTGGTCAGCCACTCGACCATCGAGCGGGAAACCTTGCGTTTCACGTACGGACGGAACAGGTCGTTCTTTTCATGTTCCAGAACCGGGACGATCTCGAAGCCGGTAGAAACGTGGTATTCCCAATACTGATCGGGCGACATTTTCCCCGGCAGTGAAGAATGCGGCTTGGCATTGTAGGACGCTACGGCATTCACACATGCTGTTAGAAATTCCTGCCACGATGGCAGGCGGCTGGACGATCCAAACAGCTTGATATCCTTGCGGGTGGCCTTGAAGGAACGCTGCCGGGCCTGACGGTCCATGTCCTCGCCAATGTAGGTTTCGAACTCTTTGGAGAGCGGGTTCCAGACCGAGCCATTGAAACGTTCGATGATGCCGCGTGCCTGCGAATTCTGCGGCAACGAATGCAGCTTCGTGATGCCAAGGCGTTCGGTAACGCCGGTCAACTGGTTGTCCAGCACGTCGTTCTTGAAGCCGGGACCACGGTCTACGTAGAAGATCGCAGGAATACCGTTCTGTTCGCAGGCGTAGCGTAGGGCATCGACAACACCAATGGTGTTTTCTGCCAGACCAAAGGAGAAGCCGACGCAACGGCGCGTGGCGACATCCACGATGCTGGTTATTTCCGGACGGAACGGCTGGCCGTGGATCGGGTGCGCGATTTCCGCGTCGAATGTCTTTCCGTCAGCCGTATAAACACAACCCGGCAGCAGATCGTCTGTCGAACGTAGAGTGTAGGCCATGCGGCTTTTGAGCGTCAGGGAGCCTTCGCGGCCACGATGTTTCTCGACATTGCCAAGGCGCGCCATAAGACGGCGAACCTGATCGTAATTCGGCGGCACGATGTGCGCGGGGAGCGTCGTCTTGAACTGTTCCAAGGCATCGGTCAGGCATGGCTTTTGCGGCTGCGCGTAAAAACGCAGGAACTGCCAGAACCAAGACGGGACGTCCTGCTTTTCCTTGGTGGGCAAAGGTGCCAGCGCGCCGACGCCAACGGTGTCGCGCAGCTTGAACCAATCGTAAAGCGTGGCACGGCTAACGCTCGCCTTGTTGGCGCGGTCATTGGCAACGCGCAGAATGGTTTCGGAGATTTCGACGGCTGCCGGATCGGCAAGAAACGACTGGATAGCCTGCCGCTGCGACATGCCGTTAGAAATCTGGTGCATGTCGATGGCTGACAGCACAGCAGAGCGCGCATTCATCACGTCGCGCTGGCGGGCCGACAGGTTGGCCGTGGACAGCTTTTCCCGGCGCGCTATTTCTTGGGTTTTCTTGGCCTGCTGACTGACAAGCACCAGTTCGCGATTGCGTTCACCATGCAATGCGGCCTGCAAAACTTCTGGCAAAAGCGAGATATGGTATTCATAACCGCCGCCGCCTTCTCTGCCCTGACGTTCCCGGCACAGCGGGCTGGCATTCCAGCCTTCGCGGTTGATGTGATCTTGGACACGGCGCTTGCTGTGCGGCAAAGCCTTCAGCTTGAGGCGAATACCGGCATCGGCAATTTCCTGCGCGGAATAATAGCTCATTTCAGCCCCCTGACACGACCAGCAAGGGCATCGCGGCGACGCGTGCGCTCTTCAATCTCGCGGTCTTCGCGCCAGATTTCGATGATGTCTGCATACCGTTCCGGCACGGCAACAAACCCGGCAAAGTCGCAGACGAACGCCAGAAGCTCATAGCAATCAGTCACTTCAAGTAGGGCTATGAAGCGCTCAAGAGTAATTTTGTGGTCACGGCGTGCAGGTGACGCATAGCAATCCAGCATGTTTTCCGTCACGCGTTGCCCTAGATGCTCCGACATGGCGTCCGCGATTTGAGCGCGAGACATGTCGGATTTCTGCATTGCGTGAGCGAGAACGCGGGCGATCTTGACGTCGAGCGTACCGCCTTTCGATACTTCGGGATCGATCCGCGCCGCGACTTCGACCGGCGTGTAATCGCGGAAGATATCAAGGGTGAGAGAGTCGCGGCGCTTCTTCATCAGATACGGCCCCGACGCTTGAGAGAGGCAATAATCCGGTCTTCGTGCTCGATGACGACATCATCCAGCTCATCGTCCTTCAGGCCGCCGAGAAACTTGCTCATTGTGGCAATGCTTTTCTGCAATTCGGCTAGGCGGGCATTGACCTGCGCAGCAACGATCTCACTTCCACCCGGCAAGGATTTGAGCGTCTTTGTGACGGCAGCGACCTTACGCTCCGTATGTGTCAGCGCACGACCGTTGGCGATGATCGCAAGGGCGTCCGGCACATTGGTTGCCTTCGGTGTTTCTGCGAACAGGATATCAAGCGCCTTGGCCTGATCCCCATGACACTGCTCTGCGAGTTGCTTCAAACCGGCCTGATGGTCGGCCAGCCACGTTCCCGCGCAACGGCTTCGGGAAGCGTCCGAAAGGTCTCTCCAGATTTTAACGGCGGCAAAGATCGCTGATCTGGACAGGCCAAGTTTTTCAGCTGATGCCTTTGTGAAGCCGAACAACTCGGGTGCATCAGGATCAGAATCCAAACCTTGGACTCTGGTTTCTGATTTGCGGTCTCCGCCGTTCTTCGTTTCAGGGTGGAGGCTTTCGTAAGCGGCCTTCAGTTCATAAAGATGCTGGAAGCGGTCGAGCTTCTTCAGTTTCGGGCGCGCAAGGTTTTCCAGAACCTCTTCAATTCTGGCTTCCTCATCTGACTTCGCCAGAGATACAGTGAGCGGAATAGCGCTCCAGCCAAGCAACCGCACCGCCTCAAGCCTCTTACGGCCAGCCACGAGGCGATAGCGATTTCCAACGGCGCGAACACGGATCGGGTGCTGCAATCCGGTGGCCGCGATAAGGGGTGCAAGTGCCGCTGCCTCTTCGGGATCAAAATGGCGGGCACGATCTTCGGGAATATCGATCCATGTAAGGGGAGCGTGAACCACGTCCGGCTTCGGCGGTTCAGCAAGTTCTGTCGTCTTTGGTTTTGGCATTTTTCGAACCTGAGATATCGGGATTTTCGATGCGGAGCCGCCTGCTGGAGGCGGTACGGCGGCTCCGCTGGATCGCGCCGGACGCAAGAACCGGATCGGCGCAATGAAAGAAGGGAGATCAGGCGGCGGAAGCGTCGTACGTGTCCGCGATTTCGCGCAAGCGGCTGGCAACCAGCTTTGCCGCCTTGGCCTCGGCATCGCGTTTGAGTTCGGCAAGCGTCGTCTCAAACAGTTTTGCGGCGAACGCTTCGAAATCATTGGACGAGCCAGCGCGGTCGGGTTCGGCAACAATGCCAAACACGTTGACGCGGCGTGTCTCTGGAGCGATTTCGGCGGCGACTAGCGGGCGCTGAAAGGTAACTCCATCTGGAGACGGAAGCAGCGCATCGACAGCGGCGACATGCAGCTTGGCCCCCTTCGACGGCACTGGCTTCACCGGAAATTCCGGCAGAGCGGCGGCAAGTCTTTCCTGCGCGGTCACACGGCGGGCCTGACGCTCCTCTTCACCTTTTGCCACCGGATGCGCAGACGACTTCTGCTGCGGGGCGACTTTTCCCAAAGCCGAAATTTCTCCACCTGGGCGGGGAATAAGGTTCGCCTGAACACCTGCAATCCAGCGCTTCACAATCGAGCGCGGTGGCGGCTCGATATGAAGGAAATGCAAGTCCTGCGCAAAGTCCTGATAGGCTGTCTGGCCGTTGTAGCTGACGGACTGCGCCTCATCCCAAAGACGGGCGGCGGGCTTGATGGCGGGTGCAGGCAAGTCGTGGAAGAAGGGAATGATTTCACTGTCAGCGGAGCGACGGGAGTTTGACAACACGTTGCTCATGCCGCCACCATCATGCCAGCAGAGGCGTTAGATTTTTGACTTTCTAACGGTGGCCATTTTGCGCTATCCAATATCCCGGAGCTTTTCTTCGGGTAACGAGTCGGCCAGAGGTTTTCGGGCTTCTGGTCAATGAAGGCGGCAAGCGCGGCCTGTCCGTTGTAGTGAGTGGTGGTGTTCAGTTTCCGTAGCAGGGAGCGATGAAATCCATTTCTAACTGCAAGTTCAGTTAGCGTCATTCCTCTTCGATGGACTTCGGCCTTTATGGCCTGCCAGTCCATAACTGGCTTTTGTTTGCTCATGGTTTTTCTCCGCTGAGAAAGCGGGCGTTCCAGCGCCCGCTTTTTTGGGAATGTTTCGGTACAAGTGCGAAGCGCATAAGCGGTTCGCTGATAGGAGTATTAACGGAGATTCGCCGTTTTGTAAACGGAGAATGACCGTAAACGCTATGGCTCGCCCACAGGTCGCTAAAACGCCGTTGGCTCAACGGCTTACGGATGTTCGGAAGGCGCTCGGCTTCGCTGCGCGGCTACCTTTTGCACAATCTTTAGAGATGCATCCCGATACGCTTGGGGGGTATGAGCGCGGTGATTCGACGCCGGACTACGATTTTCTGAGTATGTATAAACGGAGATTTGGCGTTAATCTTGACTGGCTTATCACCGGCGACGGGCCAATGTTCACTCCAAAAGAAGTTGTTCAACTGCTTGCCGCTCACGGTGACGGCAAAGTGTACGATCCGGCCATGGGGTCTGGTGGCTTTCTCATGCAGGCTCTTGAACATTTGGCAGAGAACGGTGGTGACCAAGCCGCCTTGCCCATAAGGCTCAAAACAGCCGACTTCGTGAATTTGCCTCAGTATGATGTGAGAGCATCGGCGGGGCGGGGGCTTATCCCAATCAATGAGATGCCGGTCTCACAGACTGCTTTCGAGCGCAGTTTCTTGCGTAGTCTCGGCGGCGCGCCAGACTCCTGCTTCATGATGTGGTCAACCGGCGACAGCATGTTTCCGACAATCCATGACAGCGCGCTGCTAATTGTCGATTCAAGCCAAACGGTCGTTGATCATGGACGGATATACGTTTTCGCTGTTGGCAACGCCGTTTTGGTGAAGCGCGCAAAGTGGCGGATGGACGGCAAACTTGAGCTGGCCTCCGACAATGTCGATGGCCATTATCCCGTCGAAACGTTCGATGCGGATCGCGTAGAGGATTTGGTGGTTGTAGGTCGCGTCATTTTTATCGGCCATCAATCATAGAGGATAAGGGCCGCGTCCTTTTGTGGAGATATCTATGTTTCGAAAGGTATTGCTTTGCTCTCTGGCGCTGGCGTTTGGGATAGGAAGCGCTGCGGCTCAAGGAGTAACAGTTAAATCAAAACGTCCAGTGTCGGACGGTTGGTTTCCTAATGAGCAGCTCGTAGTGATAGAGCGCAGTGGCTATATCTACTCAGAGAGACGAGGCAAAACTTCAGAAGGATACGATTACTGGATTTCTCCGCAAGCCGCACAAATCGAGACGGGTCGCCAGACTTGGGGTGCGTCGTGCAAAATCGATGCAATGGATGATAAGACGTATTGCACACTGATCCTGATTGATAAGATGAAAGCGTCCATCGCACTTTCAGACATGGGCGAACCCTCAGCACTCTGCTTGTATTTTTCTGATTTCACTCCAGCATCTGGAATGGTACGGATCGACAAGCTAGTTGCCGAACAAACCGATAGACAAGGCTGCATGCCATTGCAGGCTGCTGGTGCGATCACTACAGGCAAAAGTATTTTGATCCATACGGACCAAATGGGGCCGGACTACCAATTTGAACACCAGCTATCTCTGGATGGATATAAACAGGCGTCACACCTTGTTTCTCACCTCCGCGCAAATATGGGCAGTCTCTCATTCGATTAGACTTTTTCTAACGGCGAAGCCGCAAATGCGAGCGTCCCACCTTTGGTTTTACAGACGCTCAGTCGCCCCGGCAAATTCACCAATCAAAACATCGCTTTAATCTAGGTGGGACGTTTTACGCTCAGGTGGGTCGTTTCGTCCCACCTTGTGAAGCCGTAATCCGCCGTTTTCAAATTCCAAGCGCTGCGAAATCACGCCTATCCCTTGGATGATCCGGCACGGCGCTCGATATTTTCTCTTTTCTTTTCAAAATGTTGTTCTTGTCAGCGCCGTTGGCAGAACAATGCGAGAAGAATGCGCGAATCTGTCCAGAAGGATGCGCGGTTTATCGCCACTTTTGATAGGCGACTTTCATCGGACTGCCCATAGTCGTTAGAGGCACATCGCCCGATTTCGCTTATTTCATAGACAGTTGTGGGTTCGGTCTGCTGGATAGCTCGTGTCCAGAAGGTAACACCCCCCTACACCTGAAGAAAAACTGTCGCAAAAATGAATAAAAGTTAATGCCGCAGCGGCGCCGCGCATATTGCATTCACGGCGATATGCCGTCATGCTTGGCGTCATGATGTTCGATTTCGCCTGTTTGCATATTT